AAGTAAAGGTAACAGGTATGGATGAGGTTATAAATTATAAAACATTTGCACAGCAAGCACAGGATGCTAGAGATAAAAAAGCAAAGAGAAGAGAAGAAGGTAAGAAAAAGGATGATGAATTTATGGCAAAGAAGAAGGAAAGAGTAGCAAAAGGTGTGAAATTTTATGACAGTAAAGGTAAGGGGTATGTCAAAAGTGGAGTAAAGACTTATGAGGAAAATGATCTAAATATGAATGAGAAGCAATTGTTCCCATCAGGATTCTTAGATAAGTATCCCAACTTAGATCCTACAAAAGCAAGAGATTATCGTAAACTAAAGCAACTATTAAATTACCCTAAAAAGGTATCAGTGAATCCTGAAGTGCAGACAGAGGGGTCATTACATAAATGGTTCAAGGGATCTAAATCTAAAGACGGTAAATCTGGTTGGGTAAACGTCAAGACAGGCGGAACTTGTGCTAGTGATGAACCCGGAGAGGGCACACCAAAATGTGTATCATCTTCTAAGAGAGCGAGTATGTCTAAGGCAGAAAGAGAGTCTGCATCAAGGCGAAAGAAAGCAGCAGATCCCGGACAACAATCCAAAACAAATGCTGCAAAACCAACTTACGTATCCACTGATAAAAAGAAAATGAAAAAGGAATCAATTGAAATACAGGAGATGGGAGGCAAGGGTAATAAACCTGTCAAAGTCAATCTCAAAGACTTAGTGAATAAAGCGAAAAATAATCCAAAAAATAAAACTCTTGGAGTAAAACAAATTGATACTGATACGACTGTGCATACCGAAGAATCAGAATTAGATAGACTCAAAGCGATTTTGAAGTCTGGTATGATGAACGGTAAGAAACTTACACCTCAACAAAGACAAGGTATGGAAGCAGGTATATCTCAAGGTCAAGGTATGTCTCAACAAAAAGAAGGTAAGTCCTATGCTGACTTTATGGAAGCATGTTGGAAAGGGTATGAGAAGAAAGGTATGAAGACAATGTTTGGTAAGAGATATCCAAACTGTGTGAAGAAGACGAAGAGTGAAGAAGTTGAGATAGAAGAAGATAGTAGATTAACAAGTTCTAATAGTATGCAGAGTAAGATGTATGCTGACAAGAACAAGTCTGGTAAGAAGATGAGTGATGATGAGATCAAGAAAGAGAAGGGTGGAAAGGACTTTCTTGCTAGACTCAAGGCAGCGAAAGAAAAGATGAAGAAAGAAGATGTTGAGCAGATTGATGAGTACTCACCTAACATGTCTTACCAAGCAAAGGGTGGTAAGAAGTCTGGTAAGTTAGGTAAATCATCTGTGTATAGTCTTAGAAGAGATGATGAAAGTAAAAAAGAGTTTAGAAAGTCTCACACAAAGGACATCAAAGATGGTCTTCTAAAGAAAGAAGAGGCAGTGTCTGAAGCAAAAGACAAGAAAGGAAAGGGTAGTGGCACTAAAGATGCATGCTATTCAAAAGTAAAGTCAAGATATGATGTGTGGCCAAGTGCATATGCATCGGGTGCATTAGTCAAGTGTCGTAAAGTTGGTGCTGCAAATTGGGGTAATAGCAGTAAGAAAGAAGGGTATGAGTATGCTGATGAAGGTTTAGTTGATGGTGTAAGAAATGTTCTCACCAACCTAAAGACTAAGATAAAGCAAAACTCTGATGCTAGAAAGAAGTATAGAGAAACTAATCCCGGTGGAACTATAACCAAGTCTCAACATATGCAGCAGATAAAAAATGCAGGTGGTGATCCATCACATATGGAAGGTAAAACATTTACCCAGTTTCAACAAGAGTGTTGGAAGACCCATAAAAAGGTTGGCATGAAAATGAAAGGCGGTAAAATGGTACCAGATTGTAGACCAAAAAACGAGGAGGCAAAGATAGATGAAGGAGCAGCATGGACAAAAAAATCAGGAAAAAATAAAGAAGGCGGACTCAATGAAAAAGGAAGAAAATCTTATGAGAGAGAGAATCCGGGATCTGACCTTAAGGCACCAAGCAAAAAGGTTGGAAATAAGCGTAGGGCATCCTTCTGTGCTAGAATGAAGGGAATGAGAAAGAGACAGAAACCATCTAATAATACAGGAGATGATAGGTTGTCTAAATCACTACGTAAGTGGAACTGCTAAATGCCTCAAACCAGTGACGTTTATCTTGGTAATCCCAATCTAAAAAAAGCGAACACTGAAATTCAGTTTACTGAAGAAAATGTAAAAGAATTTCTAAAGTGTAAAGACGATCCTGTTTACTTTGCCAGAAAATATATCAAAATTGTCAACGTGGACGAAGGTCTGGTTGGTTTTGATATGTGGCCATTCCAAGAGAAACTAATAAAACGATTTCATGCAAACAGATTCAATATCTGTATGATGCCACGTCAGACTGGTAAGTCTACGACATCGGTATCATATCTTTTGCATTATGCTATATTCAATGACAATATAAACATCGGTATTCTTGCTAACAAAGCAGCAACCGCAAGAGATCTACTTGGTAGATTGCAGATTGCTTATGAGAACTTACCTAAGTGGATGCAGCAAGGTATTGTTGCATGGAATAAAGGATCTATGGATCTAGACAATGGTTCTAAGATCATGGCAGCATCTACGTCTGCTGCTGCAGTTCGAGGTATGACATTCAATATTATATTCTTAGACGAATTTGCTTTCGTACCAAATCATATTGCAGATGACTTCTTTAGTTCAGTATATCCTACAATATCATCTGGTAAGTCAACAAAGATTATAATAGTATCTACCCCTAAAGGTATGAATCACTTCTACCGTATGTGGCATGATGCAGAGAAGGGAAAGAATGAGTATGTTCCAACAGAAGTGCATTGGTCTGAAGTCCCCGGAAGAGATGCCAAATGGAAGAAGCAAACTATTGCAAACACATCTGAACAACAATTCAAGGTTGAGTTTGAGTGTGAGTTTCTAGGATCTGTCGATACGTTGATTGCTCCATCAAAATTAAAAGCGATGGTATATAATGATCCGATTCAAACAAACGGTCATTTGATGATATACGAACCGCCAGTCAAAGAAAGAGATTATATTGTAACTGTTGACGTAGCAAGAGGTATCTCTAAGGACTATAGTGCCTTTGTGGTATTTGATATCACAGAGTTCCCATATAAAGTTGTAGCAAAATATAGAGATAACGAAATCAAACCTATGCTATTCCCATCGATCATTATGGATGTAGCGTTAGCATATAATGAAGCATACGTTTTATGTGAGGTCAATGATATTGGTGATCAGGTAGCAAGTATATTACAGTATGACTTAGAGTACGAAAATGTATTGATGTGTGCTATGAGAGGTAGGTCTGGTCAGATAGTCGGTACAGGTTTCAGTGGTAAGAAGACTCAATTGGGTGTGAAGATGAGTGTTACCGTCAAGAAGATTGGGTGTAGTAACTTGAAAACTTTGGTAGAAGAAGATAAACTTATGATTGCAGATTACGATATAATCTCAGAGTTGACAACATTCATACAGAGAAGACAATCATTTGAAGCAGAGGAAGGTTGTAATGATGACCTTGCTATGTGTCTTGTAATCTTTGCATGGTTAGTAGCACAGGAATATTTCAAAGAAATGACTGACAATGATGTCAGAAAAAGAATATACGAAGAGCAAAAGAATCAAATTGATCAAGACATGGCACCATTCGGATTCATCTCTGATGGTTTGAATGATGATGAGGTTAATCAAGTTGACTCTGATGGCACAATGTGGAAGGTTGATGAGTATGGTCAAAGTTCTTCTTATATGTGGGACTATAAATGATCGTCTGGTCAATTGTATGGATGGTTGCTATACTCTGCATAGCAGTCCTCATTGTGATATATTGGATTATGACTTATGACAGTAGATCCTAAATGCATCAAAGGAGATAATTGTATTGCATATTCAGCAACAGGATACCTATTACCCTGCTGTTGGGCAGATCAGATTGACCGAAGATTAGAATTCAAAAGTTTACTGAAAGACAAATTTAGACTAGACAAGGTAGAGTCAATAGAAGAAATTATAAACTCAGATGAATGGCAATCATTTTATAGGGGATTGTTAGAAGATCCTGACAATGCCCCATCGGTATGTAAGAATTATTGTAAGTCTGATTACAATAATAAAATTGAAAAGAATGTATAGTCCTAAGAAACAAATAAATTTAGATATCACTAATAAATGTGCTTTAGCATGTCCTGCATGTGATAGGCAATCATTGATAAGAAATAAACAACGAATAGATGGTAAAGATATATCAATAGAATCTTTTAGAAAGATAGTAGATTACTTTGATCATCTTATTTTTTGTGGTCAGGTGAGTGACCCTACTCACCATGATAACTTCAAGGATCTATTGAAGTTATGTGTGGTAAACAATAAAAGGGTGACTGTAAACGTAGCATCAACTATTAGAGATATAGGATGGTTTACTAG